GATCAATGCTCTTGCCCAAATGGTGGTTTCAGGGTTTACCGGCGTTATTGCTGGCCTGGTGAGCATTGAAAGCGGACTGAGCATTTACATGATACTGGCCACTTCCGGAATTAGCGGGGCAATGGGTTCTGTTGCTTTGACCTATTTCTGGGAGCGCATTACCGGAGTTAAGGCGCCATGACAGCAGATCAGATTATCGAGGGGATTCTCGGCAAAGAAGGGGGTTACGTAAATAACCCGAATGATAAAGGCGGCCCAACGCGCTGGGGCATCACGCAGACTACCGCCCGCGCATATGGTTACGCAGGTGATATGAAGGCGTTACCACGGGAAACCGCCAAAGCCATTTACCTGTCGCAATACTGGACTGAACCGAAGTTTGACCGCATCGCCGAGTTGTCGCCAGCCATTGCGCAGGAGTTGTGCGATACCGGCGTGAACATGGGGCCACGTGTCGCCAGTGCATTCCTGCAGCGCTGGTTATCGGCACTGAATATGCAGGGCAAGCTATATCCGGACCTCTGGCCGGACGGCGCGATCGGCAATATCACCATCGCCGCCCTGAAAAGTTATCTCGCCGTTCGTGGCAAAGATGGTGAAAACACGCTTCTGAAGGGGCTGAATTGCAGCCAGGGCGCTCGCTATCTTGAGCTTGCTGAAGCTCGGGCGGCAAATGAAGATTTTCTATATGGTTGGGTAAAGGAAAGAGTGGAGCTATGAACTATCTCATTAACCGGCTGAAAGAGCCGTCAACCTGGCGCGGCATCATTCTTGTTGTTGCTGGCGTATTTGGTTATCAGCTGCCTTCGGGCATTCAGGAAACCGTCATCGCAGGCGGCGTAGCGCTGGCTGGCGTTGTTGGCGCGGTAATGCCGGACTGCGTTAAGAAGTAGCCGATAAACCGACATAGAGCCTCGCTTACGCGGGGCTTTTGGTACGTATCGTACACGCAAACTATCGAGAGTCTTTCATTCTTTAGCTGAGTAAAACAGCGTTGCTTGACAGCTTTTATGTGCGATAGTTTTGACCATAAAAGAAGCTGTGATTTTTATCAAAGTAACCTAACCTGCATAGTGGTTGTATATGCTTTCAATCATATCAGGAGGTGAATTTGATGTTAGCCAGTAAAATGGTACATAAATCGACGACTCGGATTGAGTGCTGCGTACCGGGCGGGACTTCTGTGGGGACCGGTTTTTGGTTTTTCTTTGATGCTAATACTGGGAACAGAGATGATATTGTCCCACTACTCGTCACAAATAAGCATGTGGTTAGAGGGGCCACGAGAGTAAGATTAGTAATTAATATTGAATGTGAAAATCAACCTCATATAAATAGAGAGACTCTTGATATTCCGGAAGGTGAAGCTGCATTTATGATGCATCCTGACCCGAATGTTGATCTCTGTATACTTCCAGTAAGCGAATGGTTTTACGAGATGAAAAATGATGGCATTCATCCACAAATCGCTATGCTTGAAGAGAGTCAAATGTTGGGGGATCAGTTCATCACACCCATTGAAGATGTATACATGACAGGATACCCGAATGGGTTATGGGATACTGTAAATAATAGACCCATTACACGAAAAGGGTCTACTGCATCATCCCCGCTGGAGGACTGGCAGGGGCGAACTGAATTTATGATCGATATGGCATGTTATGGTGGTTCGAGTGGATCACCGGTTTATATAATGAACCAAGGATCCTTTGCTTATAGTGATACCGGTACAGCAATGGGTGAAAGATTCATTTTCTTAGGGATCTTATATGGCGGCCCAGTCTTAGACGTTCAAGGAAAGATTGAAATTGTAAATGTGCCCACGTCAGATGATGTTGTTGTTCGCACAGAAATTGGCCTGAATTTAGGGTTAGTTATAAAAGCTGAAAGGTTGAAGGATTTTAAACCCATGTTGGGTATAGGTGTTTGATCTTAAAATTATTGCTCCCTAACAACTGATACAAGGGCCACTTTCGGGTGGCTTAATAATGCCCGACTAAACTACAACTCATTGATACTAGGAATTGACTTTTCGTTTGCGAGGTAGGCTAGTCTGGAGTAAATGCGAAGATTTACTCTGCGCTGGGGCAGTGCAATCTGGATAAGGCGGGGATTAGAAGTATTGAAGAACGCCGAAATATTTTGCTATCAGAAGGCAAATCAGAAAGGTGATGCAGTTAATGGATGCTGCGTAAGGCGATAAAGCCTTTAGGTATTCCATCATTTTTCCTCCTTTGTCGTGGGTTAGTGTTGTTATCTCTAGTGTGTAACTTAAGTCCCCCGGGTATCTGTTCCTACTCCGGTAACATTAAAGGCATTGGTTGGTTACTTTGCCTCCAATACTCGCCACTATTAAATGTCCAACACGTTGGATGAGGCCTCTCTATAGTGAGTCGCATTAACTTCTGAATAGCTTTTGTCTCTTATAGGAGGCAGCCCACTCACGCCGCCAGGCGAAAAGAAAGCAGCAATGGCGCGGCTATAAGGGGCGGTGCTGAACAGATAAAATAAGGAATGGAGTATGAGCAAACCCGACTGGGAGGCCATCGAGACGGCGTACCGGGCCGGGGTGATGTCTCTCCGTGAAATTGCATCGCAGCACGGTATCAGCGAAGGCGCTATCCGTAAGCGAGCAAAGCGTGACGACTGGTCGCGCGACCTGAATGCGAAGATTCAGCAAAAGGCTGACGACTTGGTACGCAAGCGGGAGGTACGCAGGACGGTACGCAACGAAAGCACTTTGACCGAACGCGTACTGATAGAGGCGACAGCCGAGGTTATTGCAACGGTACGCATGGAGCACCGGGGTGACATCCGGCGGGCTCGCGAACTGACCAACACGCTATTCGATGAATTGGCCGGAGAGTGTGGCAACGTGGCCGCGCTTGAAGACCTGGGTGAGATGATGCGATCGCCTGATGATAAAGGCATGGATAAGCTCAACGATCTCTACCACAAAATAATCAGTCTTCCTTCCCGCGTTAAATCCATGAAAGACCTGAGCGACAGCCTGAAAACGCTTATCGGCCTCGAGCGCGAGGCATACAGCATTGAGAATAAGGCTGAAACGAAAGAGGTCACGCATAACGTCATGCTGGTACCAACCAGCGATAACGTGGATGACTGGGAGGCGGCGGCGCAGAAACAACAGGGTGAGGTTCTCGGTGGATGAATTACAAAGCCGTATGGAAGCCACTGCCTGGATCTCAGTCTCTGGCTCTGAGTTGCCCGTGTAACGAAATACTTTTCGAAGGTACTCGCGGACCCGGTAAAACTGCTGCGCAGTTGGCCCGGTTCCGGCGCAATGTCGGCGTGGGCTATGGCTCGTTCTGGCGTGGCGTCATCTTCGATACCGAATATAAGAACCTTGCCGACATTATCACGCAGTCGAAGCGTATGTTTCGTCTGTTCAACGATGGCGCTCGATATCTGTCATCTGCGAGCGAATTGCGATGGGTATGGCCCACAGGCGAGGAGCTTCTCTTCCGCTTCGGCAAAGAGGCAGACGACTACTGGGATTTTCACGGGCAGGAATTCCCGTTCATCGGTTTCAACGAGCTGACAAAGCAGCAGTCCGCTGAATTCTACGAAATGATGTTCTCCTGCCGGCGCTCGTCGTTTAGGCCTGAGAACTACCCGCTGGCGGACGGCAGCCTGTTGAAGCCGATCCCCCTAGAGACATTCAGCACTACCAACCCATTCGGCATCGGTCATACCTGGGTGAAGAAACGCTTCATCGAGCCAGCGCCTCGCGGCACCATCATTCGCGAAACCCAGAGGGTCTTTAACCCTCAGACAGAGAAAGAAGAGGATGTGACGCTTACCCGCGTTGCAATCCACGGCTCGTTCAAAGAGAACCCGTATCTTGATCCGCAGTACATCGCGACGCTGATGGCCATCAAAGACTCAAACCGGCGTAAAGCGTGGGTAGAAGGCTCATGGGATGTCACCAGCGGCGGCCGCTTCGACCATCTGTGGAATGAGGCGCTCCATGTTATTAAGCCGTTCCGCATACCGGATAGCTGGGCAGTGGACCGCTCTCACGATTGGGGGGAGTCGAAACCGTTCTCCAACCTGTGGTGGGCGCAAGCTGATGGTACTGCAGCTGAGTTACCTGATGGCCGGCAGTTCTGCCCGCCGGCAGGTTCGATAATCCTGATCGGAGAATGGTACGGCTGCCCGCCTGATGAGCTGAACAAAGGCCTGAACATGTCATCCACCAACGTCGCGAAAGGCGTGGCGTGGATTGATAAGCGCCTGGTGGGCGAAGATGCAGACGAGCCGGAAGAGATTCAACTCGACGGGGTTACGCAAGGTCAGTTGCACATTATGCCTGGCATCTGCAGTGAGGTTATTCCTGGACCGGCTGACGGCGCGATATTCAACACTGGGGATAACGAGTTATCGATCGCGCAGAAGATGGAAGCGCAGGGAGTTACCTGGTTGCCAGCTGATAAAAAGCCAGGCTCCCGCATCAATGGCGCATCGTTATTCGCTGACATGCTGGAAGCTGTTATCGAAGGTAAAAAGCTGGAATCAGGCGTGCCTGAGAAGCCAGCATTCTACGTTTTCGACTACTGCCGAGGCTGGATTAGCCGTATCCCTGTGCTTGTCCGCGACGATAAAAACCCTGACGACGTAGACACCCAGCAGGAAGATCATGACTGGGATGGTACTCGTTACCGCGTACTGCACTCACCGAAAAAGGTTGGCGCAGTCTTCTTCTAAGGAGCTCATCAGTGAGTGAATTAAGCACCGGGGAGCAGTTCCTCGTTAATGCCCTTGCTGATGCAATTGGGCGCCAGCGCATGCTCTACGGAGGGCGTAATGGCAACGTCAAGCGGACCAAATTATGGGACGAGTTCGGCTACCCTGACACTCTGACGTTCGACAACTTCTATCGCCAGTATCGCCGCGGCTCTACCGGTTTTGCAGCTGTCCATAAATTGCTGGATTCCTGCTGGATGGACAGGCCGACCATCATCGATGGTGATGAAGACAGGGAGTCGACCAAAACTACCCCATGGGAAAAGGCAGTTACCAAACTGATGAAAAAGCACTGGGCGAAAATTAAAGACGCTGACCGCCGCAATATGGTTGGGCGTTACTCAGCACTTCTGATTCAGGTGAAAGATAATCGAGACTGGAGTGAGCCTGTTGATGTGGCACTGGTCCAGAGGCTAGGTAGTGCTGCACTGGTTAAACTGATCCCGGCATGGGAGCCGCAAGTCAAACCTGGCAACCTTGATATTGATACCTGGTCGGAAACCTACGGGCAGCCCGTCAGCTATCAGTTCAATGAACAACCGATAGGCGAAGAGGGCACGTATAGCAGCCCTCGTTCGGTTCAGGTGCATCCTGACCGTATCATTCTGCTCTGTGAAGGCTCAGAGGATGAGAATATCCTGTCGGGAATCCCGCTTCTTGAAGCCGGCTACAATGACCTCCTCGATATTGAGAAGACGAAAGGTGGTAGTGCTGAGGGGTTTCTGAAGAACGCCAGTCGTCAACTGGCGATGGAGTTCGACGCCGCCACCCAAATTGACACGCTCATCAAGCAAGCCAAGGATGCTGGATATAACAGCCTTGGTGATGCGATGAATGACAAGGTGAATAAGCTTAACCGCGGTACGGATGCTGCAATAGCCATGCAGGCAGGCAAGGCGAGCGTACTTTCTGTTGCGGCAGCTGATCCGACACCAACGTGGACGGTTTCTGCAAACTCATTCGCGTCGACGATTCAGTGTCCGTTTAACATCCTGTTTGGCAAGCAGACCGGCAACCTCGCTTCAGAGGAAGATAAAACGGTGTGGGCCAACCGCTGTAATGAGCGTCGCTGGGGTTTTATGTCCGACGTCATCACGCGAGTGATAGAGCGATTTTGGACCATCGGCATTATTGACCCTCCGGCATCGGGCGAGGTCACGCTGGCATGGTCTGACTTACTGGCGCCGAGCGAAAAAGAAAAGCTCGCGAACATGGCGACTATGGCTGATGTGGCACAGAAAACCCAGCAAGCCTACGGCACCCCGGCGGTCAATGAGAACGAGGTAAGGGCAGTCGGTGAGCTTGAACCGCGCAAAGAGGTTATTCCGCCCAACCCCGACGACAAGGTGACAACCGATGACCCTCTTTCCGATGACCCAGGAGCAAAAGAGTAAAGTCGGCACGCCGATAATCCCCCGCAGCAAAGTCGACCCCACGCAATCAGCCAGGCCGGTTAGCAGGATGTTTCAGGATATCGAAGGCCGGTATCTGGATATTAAGCGTCGTTTGAAAATGGTGTTTGACCAGCGTCTGACTGGCCGACAGCGGGAGGTTAACAGCGATCGTTCATGGCTGATGTGCAATAACGAAGGTGCTGAGCCGTCGCTCTACCAGGTTAACGCCGGCACCTACATTTATGACATGACGGCGGCGCAGTTAGCCGACCTTCTCCAGATTGTGCAAACGATTCTGGACGATGCCCTGCTGGACGGTGGCAGCCAGAACCTCTGGGTACTGGATTATGTCGCCGCAGAGTATGAGCGAGGAACGCAGCAGGCCTTCACGAATTTGTCTGTACAGTCGCCGGTATACGCCAGCCAGACGACGCTACAGCAGCTTTTAAGCAGTCCCGGTCACCTTAACCAGATAGCAGCAGCCAGGCTGACAACGTTCAGTGACTGGAAAGTCATCAGCGATACCGCCCGCGGCGATCTTACCAACATCATTACCGATGCGGTAGCGCGCGGAGTTAACCCCCGCGAAACGGCCAGTGTCATCAGCAAGCGCCTCGATGTGTCGATGTCGAAGGCCAAAACCATCGCTCAGACTGAGCAGGTTGGCGCGCTGCGACAGGCGCAATGGAACGAGACGGACTGGGCTGCTGACCGGCTGGGGTTGAATGCTGGGTTGTTGTGGCTGTCAGCACTCAAGCCAACGACGCGCATCTGGCACGCCAGCCGTCACGGCAAGGTTTATACCACCGAGCAGGTGCGAGACTTCTACGCCGAGAACGGCAACCGGTACAACTGTTACTGTAGCCAGATTCCGGTGCTGCTCAATGACGACGGCAGCATATTCAACAAAGGGTTGGCTGAGAAGTTGGCGAAAGAGCGATCTTTATGGCAAAAATAACTCTTACCAAATTTTGGGGTCTTTTAAGTCCACGGGAATATGAAAATGCCACTAAATGATCTTGATAACTGTATTTTTTGGTCTTGCTATAGTAGGTCTTGGGCTGCTAGCCACGGGGAAGTGACTGAGATTCATACGCTACTCGAAATAAAGCGGATGGCAGAGGCGATAGGAAAGAGGGAATTTAGTGAAGAGGAAATCGTCAAATCACTATCAACCCCTAGGGTTAGCCCCTTAAAAGGCCCACTGTTCCATCTTGAATTCACTTCTGATGGCGCTCTTATCGGAGCAAGACTGAATCAGCAAGCACTATCTAGCCCCAAGGAATGGGGGTTCAGATAAATTCATCAAATAGGTCGCTACGGCGGCCTTTTTTATTGCCTGAAATCCACCAATGAGGACCCAGCATGAAACGCAACCGCGTTAATGTGCTGACCGTCGTCAACTCCGCTTCAAACATCACTACTGAAACCATCGACGGCAAGCCACATATCGTGGTTCGAGGCATCACGCCTGTTGTGGACGATATTGTGATGAACCGGAAGTTGTACCCGGCAGCAGAAATCGAAAAGGCCTACAACACGCTTGAGCGTAACCCGATGCCGCTGGGCCACCCGAAGGTTGACGGCAAGCATGTGTCTGCTCGCGATGTCCGGGCGGTGAATGAATATCACGTCGGCGCATGGCTGCAGAACGTCAGCCACGAAGGTGGGAAGGTGACGGGTGATATGTACGTTAACCGCCAGTACGCCGAGTCAAGCGAGAAGGGCAAGCGTCTGATTAACCGCCTTGATGAGATGATCGCCGGTACCAACTCAGAACCCGTACATATCTCTACCGGACTCCTGTATTCCGGTATCGCCGCAAACGGTGAGTCGAAAGGTAAAAAGTACAACGAGATCGCCACCAACATGATGTTTGACCATGTCGCGGTGCTGCTCGATGAGCCTGGCGCTGGAACGCCATCTGATGGCGTAGGCATTTTCGTGAACTCCGAAGGCGAAGAGGTAGAGATTGAGGTTGCTCTGCTCTCTGACGCCGCGGACTGTACCCGCGAGGGTCTGCTCAACAAAACGAAGTTCTTCTTTACCAACGCCTCGAATTTCTCTTTCGACGATATCCAGCGCGCCATCAGCGACAAGCTTCACGAAGGCCGTACTGATGATAAGTGGCTCTGGCCCGAATCGGTATGGCCAGACAACTTCATCTACCGCGATGAAGCCAAGTATTTCAAACAGAAGTACCTCATCGATGACGACGGCAAAGCCGTGTTGGTCGGCGAACCTGTAGAAGTCGTGCGCAAACCCATTGAGTACGAGATTAAAACCAACGGAGAGAACGATCCGATGAAAGAACTGATTATCAATGCGCTGCAAGCCGCGGGTAAGCCGACTGAAGGCAAGTCCGATGCCGAACTGATGGACGCTTACAACCAGCTAGCGGCAGAGAAGGCGGCAGCCAAGAAAGATGGCGGCGACGAAATCGATCCCGCCACCGGCAAGCCTAAGAAAAAAGAGCAGGCCAGCAACAGCGAAGAAGCGCCGGCATGGTTTAAGCCATTTGCTGATGATTTGGCAGCCGTTAAGTCAGGCCTTGCCGTGAACACTGACAAAGAGAAAGGCGAAAAACGCGCTGCCGTAAAAGCGAAATTCGGGCTGGATGACCTGGCGGTGAATGCGCTTGACGGCGCCGCCCTTGATGGCCTGTTTGCTCAGTGCCAGACCTCTACCGGCCTGAATGGTGCATTCCGTCCGGTCAACAACAACGATTCTTTCAGCGACATGCCGGAGTAAAAAATGGCTAAAGACGGGAAACACGTAATTCACGCGGGCGGGATTTTCCCCAACCCGCAACTTAATCGTGAAGGTTCTGCGGCCGCAGCGTTTCTGCCGGGTACCGTTATCTTTTTCAGTGCAGCCAAGCCTACACCGTCTGTTGATGGCGCTGAAGACGCGATTCTTTACGTTGCTAACTACGACTATTTGCGCTGCAAAACGGTTGACGATGCCTATGCGATCGGTGACTGGGTGGTAAACATCCAGCCAACGCCTGGCGTTTTCCTCAACGTTCGCGCTGCCGCTGGTACCTACACCAAGGGCCTGCCGGTTTCTGTGGCCAATGGCCAAATTAAAGCACTGGCAGAGGGTGAAACCATCTTTGCCTATGTCGAAGAAGACAAGTCCCTGACCGCCACAGCAGGCGATCTGGTTCGCGTCGTGTTCAAGTAAGGAGAGACTGAATGTTTGTATTTTCCACCCGACGCGCGACTGAGACGGGCAACCTCGAAGCGAACCAGGCGCAGTTCAATGAGCTGCAACTGGCGCGCAATATGAGTGCTCAGGCCGTTGCTGATTTCGTATCCCGCACCCGCTGGCGTGGTGATGCGGCAAACACTCCGGCGCTGGACGCGACGAACGCTGTCGACGATATCCGCCGCCTGTATCGCGCTTATGATCAGACTGTGCTGGCTGAATTCGAACCAACTACTGAATTCACTCTGCTTAACGACCTGATCCCGTTGTCCCGCTCTGTCCGTCTTGAAGAGTCCGTGTACGAGTATGCTCGCACCGGTGGCCGCGGCTGGGCGCATACCTCCATGTCCGGACAGATTGGTGCGGCACTGGATGCCCGCGCGTACACCTTCGACGGTACGATGGTTCCGATCCACGATTCTGGCTTCAAATTCCAGTGGCGTGACCCGATTTTCAATAAAGGTTCCGCTCTGGCTTCTCTGGCTGACGCTCAGAGAGGCTCTGTTGATGATGTTCGTCGCCAGTACGTTGATTACATCTTCAACGGTTTCCGCGATTCCGCTGGCGACTATATCGCTTTTGATGGCAAGACCTGGAAGGGGGTGAAAGCCGATGAGCGGGTACAGATTGTAGATCTCAGCGCATCCGGCCTGAATATCGACTTCACCAGCGCAAGTGCAACGGCGGAGCAAATCCGCAACGCAGCCATTGCTCTGCGCGACGTGATGAAGCTTACCAACCTGCAGTATGCGCAGCAGACCTGGTACGTTTCCGGTCAGATCATCACTAACCTGGAACGCTACTTCAGCGATAACTATCAGTCTGACACCATCCTGCTGGAGCTGTTGAAGCTCTCAGGAATTGTCGCCATCAAAGAAGATGCGCAACTGACAGGTAATCAGATCCTGATTGTTCCGCTTACCGCCGGCGTTATCGCTCCGATTGTCGGCCAGGCGGTCGGCACCGTTGCTGACCCACGCCAGTTCTACAACAGCGACTACGTCTGGCGCACCTGGGGTGCGATGGGCCTGATGGTTAAGACTGACATCAACAATCGCAAATCCGTTATCTACGCACACAGCTAAGGGGCATTTATGGCGCTGGTAGAAGTGGTTCGAGACAACCTGCTTTCCGGTGCCAATCTCCAGAAGTTGGAGGTTGGCGCGCAGGTTTCGGTAAGCGGTGATGTCGCTAAACGTTGGGCGGACGCTGGTCTGGTTGAAATCATTAGTGATGAAGATCAGGTGCTGGAAGTGGCTACGCCGGGCGATGATGGTGCAGAGCAGGCAGAGCAGGCAGAGCAGGCAGAGCAGGCAGAGCAGGCAGAGCAGCAGGATGAATCTGCCAGCAAATCGAAGAAGGCGAAATAACCATGGCTGACCCAATCACAGCGGCAGACATGCAGGCGTTCCTCGGTGAGTTGGGTTACGCCATCCCCGCCGCGCTGCTCGATCCGATTCTCTGCGTGGTGAACAAGATTATCCCGTGCCTCGATGGTGCGGGATATGACGACTGCACGGCAAAGCTCATCCTGATGTATGCCGCTGCGCTCATGGCGACGTCCTCCGGTGCCCGGCGAATCAAATCGCAGGGGGCACCATCAGGGGCATCGCGCTCATTTGACTACGGCGAAGACGGGATTACCTGGCTGCGTGACTCGCTGGCCCGGATTGATACCAGCGGCTGCACCAGTGAGCTGCCTATAAGCGCCGGTAACAGCGTGGGCCTGTTTATGGTCGTCGGTGGTTGCTGATGGCCTGGATTTCAGTTCAGCAGCGGCTGCCGCGAACGTTCACTCGGGCGTGGGTAATGACCGACACCGGCCAGCAGACCACGGCTTACGTTAACGGCGCCGGGCAGTGGATGATTAACTGCCCTCGCATACAGGCTACAGGAGCAATCGTGTTGAGGTGGAAAGATGAATGAGCGAGTGAAGAAGGCGAGCGATAACCGGTTATCGTTCATGTGTCCTGGGTGCTGCAGCCGCCATGTAGTGCAGGTTGGCAATGGAGAAGGCCCTCGATGGGGATGGAATGGAAGCATGGACAAACCGACGCTTACTCCCAGCGTTTTAGTTACTGGCTTCACGCCCAGTGATGACCCAGAACAATTTGATGATGCCACTAAAGACAAGCCGTTCACTTGCCATTCATTTGTGACAGACGGGCAGATTCAATATCTGAATGACTGCACACACAGCATGGCAGGCATGACGGTGCCGCTACCAGAGCTTTGAGGGGTTAGCGATGTCTAGCGTTGCCAACTGGTCATACACCGCGACGGCGACAATCTGGCGGCGCATACGCGATGCCGACGGTAGTGATACCGACGGCGGAGGTCAGCCGTACGGGTGGGAGACGCCGATCGCCATTCTCTGCGACTACCAGGGCGGTCTCTCTGCGAAAATCGGTGACCTTGGCCGGGAAATCGTGGTTAAAAACACGATATGGACTGAGCATGCTACGGCGCGGGAGGGTGACTATATCCTGATTGGTGCGTCTGCAGCTGCTGCGCCGCCGGACGAGGCCGATGAGATACGGCAGATTGTCAGGTTCGCTGACACGTTCGAGAGACTGGCTGACGATTTCGCAATAATCACGGGAGTATAGGCATGGGCGCTAAAGTTCGCGGCATCCGCCAGGCCAAGGCCAACCTTGATCGCATCATCAAAGACGTCCAGGGGCGCAAGGTTGTGCGCGCATTGCAGTCGGCGATGCTCATCGGTAGCGCGCAGGCAGCGCTATACACCCCGATCGACACGTCTACGCTCATCAATAGCCAGTTCCGGGAAATCACCGCGAACGGCGTGCGCGTGACCGGGCGCGTTGGCTACACGGCTAACTATGCCGTCTTCGTTCACGACCCTGAAGTTAAGCAGAACTTCCGGCGCGCAACTGCGCGTAAGGAGTTCTTAACGAAGGGATTCGAGGATACCCGCAGCCAGATTGATGCGGCTGTTAAGAAGGAGTTGTCATTATGAATCGCGGCACCCTCATTATGAATCGCAACATCCATTTTGCTGGAGATGGTCTTGGTCCTCGAAAAGTATTCGTGAATGGCAACCAAATCGGCGGGGTGTTTTTTGCTGATATCCAGCGCGGAATTGTTCGATATCATCCAAGGCCATTCAGAGCCCATAAATGCCGTAAAGGTGAGCTATACGAGCGTACTCTAAAGGGGCGCGTCGAAGTCGTTCCATGTGGAGAAGGCCAATGACTCCTCCAATGTACATGCGCCTGAAAGACCTGTTTGTGGCTGAAGGGCTCACCGCGGGCTTTCGGGTGCAATGGCGGCAATGGAAGGACTCCGGAAAGGATGCCGACCAGTTCATCGTGTTCCGGCCTTCCGGTGGTACAGATATCATCTACGACCTCGGTGGCGACTGGTATGTGATGGTCGACGTTGTTTCATCGAAAGCGAATCCAGATGCTGCGGACTCCGTGGTAAACGCCATTGTCGAGTATATCAGCGCGCAATCCGGCGACGATGATTGCGTAGGCGCGCTGCGGATTGTCGGTAATGTCCCGGCGCCAATCCCCACCGAAGAGGGCCGGTTAGTAACCCGGCTGCTCGTATCCTGCACATACGGCGAATAATCGTCAGAATCACCCATCAGGCTGCCATATGGCGGCCTTTTTTAATTGAGAGGCATACATGCAAGGCTGCGCTAATGACACCGGCAAGCTGATTGGTAAGGTGGCCGTGCTCCGCATGGCTTTTGGCTGTGCTGATACGGTTCCTGCGCTTTCCGAATGGAAGCGACTCGGCGCCATGACCACCAAGGGCTTTGACTACTCCATGAATACCGTCACCTCTGAGGCTGACGATACGAAGGGGCTGGTTGAGAACCTGGTCAACAATATGGACTTCACCATCTCAGGAGAAGGTGAGTTCCGCAAGAAAGACAAGACGACGGAAGTCGGCGCTATTGCCATCTCGAAATATATTTTCGATGAAGTGCAGGCCGGCCGTCAGCCGACAGTCTGGGTCCGCTTCGACTTCACTGGTGAAGACGCTGGCACTTATATCATGGGCTACTTTAACACCACCTCCTGGTCTGGTGATTTCGGCACCACGGATATTTCCACCTTCTCCGGAGAGTGGAAAGTAGCTGATGCAGACACCGTGGTATTTGAGGTAGCTCCGCCGGCGCTGGCGTTTACCACCAACCTGCCGACGACCAAGAGCGTGACGGCCGGATCGGCTCTGAATATGTCGGTAGTGGTTGAGGGTGGTACAGCGCCTTACACCTACGTCTGGAAGAAAGACGGCACGGTTGTCAGCGGGCAAACAACGGCGACCTTCAACAAGGCCAGCGCTGTTTCTGGTGATGCCGGGGTTTATACCTGTGAAGTCACCGATTCTTCCGCGACACCAGTCAAGATCACGTCTGCGTCCTGTGCGGTCACCATCAGTTAACCGCCAGGACATTTCGTGAATAGTACAAAGGGCGTTCTGCGCCCTTGATACTGTTTATGGAGCGACTATGACCCCGATTAAAGAATTAGGCGAATGCGTTATCGGTACCGGTGACCGGGAATTCTTTTTCCGGCCGTCGTTTCGCAACATGGCGCGAATCGGTGAGCCTGAGGAGATTGTTCAGGCATTCTATGACCTGTGCAATGACGAGGCGACGCCATTCGTGCAGCGCGCAGCTGAGGCCTATATCCGCGATGAGTACAGCCGCCTTCCTGATTGCGTCCTACGGTTTATGCAAAGCGGGCTCCTGTCACGCAAAGCGATCATGGCCGCGCATACGGTACTGACAGCCTGCTGTGACGACGATATCGGCGATCTGGTTGGCTGGATGAAGCCGGGGAAATCACGCAAGCGTGGCTTTGTCTGGCGACCTGGCAGCATGCCTCCGGAGAATATGGTTATCATCGCGCAAAACCTGATGACGCACGGCATCGTCGGCAAGGCGAAGATTCGGCAGCTGCAGCGCCATGAAAGCAATGAGACCACGTCGGAGTTTCGCGCCACTGACTACATCATGGCGGCTCGTAACCACTTCGGCATAAGCCGGGATGAGGCCGAGAACCTCACTATGACGGAGTTTGCATTACTGCTCAACGCCAAATACCCGAATCAGAAAGGGTTCACCAGGGATGAATACGATGCAGTTATGGACGAAGACGATCGCCGCTGGCAGGCGATGATGCAGCAGGAACAAGCCAGCAAAGCCAAATAAACCAGCCTCGGCATAGTCCGGGGCTTTTTTATACCCGCAATAAACCTCCCGCGCGTCGCAGCGCGTTTTACTCAGAACCTTTCAGGATGACCCTTGAGGAACCGGTTGGCAATCGGAGCCTTCTGAGGGCCGGTACTCCTGTGCGAACAAGGTTCATCACTAAAAGGAAATCCGATATGAAATATCCAACCGTATCAGTAAACGGCGTCTCTGTTCGCGTAGATGGCGCAGGTCGCTACAACCTGAACGATCTACATGCTGCGGCTGTGGCTGAAGGCAAAGCCACCGAATCACAGCGACCCGGTGAATTCCTTAAAACAAAGCAAGTAAGGCGGTTTGTGCAGGCCCTGAGCGATGCGAAGAAAATCGCATCGGTGTTAACCATCAAAGGTGGACCGCTTCAGGGGTCATGGGGGCTCGAATTAATTGCCATCCGTTATGCTGCGTGGCTTAACCCCTTGTTCGAGATAAAGGTATACGAGACATTCCAGATGCTAATCCGTCATGGCATTGATGCTATGTCACGGCTGAACAAAATCGACCATATCATCAACACTGAAACCAAAGCGATTAGCCAGTGTGCTAGCCAGATGGCGAAATGGGGAGTCGGCGGACGTAAGCAATTGCTCCATGCTGCGCGCGATCGTGCTGCCGATGAAGTGCAGTTGTATTTGCCAGGTATCGCATAAATTTGGAATAGCCCGCCACGGTGGGCTTTCATCTGGAGATGATCATGTACCTTCACATCACTTTAAATTCAGGCCGGACGATGCATGGCGGCATGACTCAGTCCATAATTGAAGTATACGACGTTTCCCTCGGAGTAAGGGCACCCTGCAAAGGTGATGATGACAACGCCCATCCTGTGGTTTTATGGCGCACGATAGGGAATAAGGATTGCGAGGGAATAATGTTCCTTCATGAGTTGGACATCGCCGTCGTTAAATCAACCGATGGAACAGTGCTCCATGAATGGCACGGTGCTAAAAGCCAAAAGCAGAAAAGAGAGCAAATCACCTCATTCCTATAGCACAATATGGCGGGTTTTTTGTCGGCCGCATCCCTGTTAGGATTAGTCCGAACAATACCAAAGGGATGATTACAAAAATGAAGAAAATTTTAGTCGCTACTGCGATTGCTTTAACTCTGGCAGGCTGCGCTTCCTCAGGAAACCAGCAACTCAGCAAGGAAACCGAAATCAGCGTAAAGTCTAAGCTGCAGGAAGGGAAAACCACCAAGGCCGAGGTTAAAACGACATTCGGTTCCCCGGATTCAGTTTCGTATACTGACGGCGGCAATGAGATCTGGAAGTACGCCTTCGCCAAAGTAAAAGTTAACGGGACTACGTTCATACCTTTCTATGGCCTCTTCCATAACGGAACTAACGGCACCAAGAAAGAACTTACCATCCTGTTTAAAGACGATGTAGTAGCCAAGTACACAATGGCAGAGTCGGCTATCAATACTAAATCTGGCTGGGCCGATTAAGTACAGAGACAACCTCACTTCGGTGAGGTTTTTTTCTTTTGGTTGCATTGAAACCTGATATATCCCTGCTAATCTGTCCAAAACCAACCAGTGGGGATAGGGATATGAAAAAGGCTTTATTTGCGCTCTTGGCACTGATGTCATTTAGCGCAGTATCAGCTACGACATTCAGCATTCCAACGGATTCGAAAGCCAAATACACCATCATTGATAAAAACTTGAACGGCTCCATGGCAACCATCACGACCATGAGAGAGGGCCCGTCAGGGACATCCTACTCACAGCGCCTGTATGACTGCACATCGTGGACGGTGAAGTATCTTGGTGATGGGGACACGCTGGAACAAATGAAATCATCCAAGCCTGACGAAGGCATGTCTCCAATAGTTGATAATTCAATAGCGTATTATATAGGCCAACAGGCCTGTAAATAACCAAACCCGCTCCGGCGGGTTTTTTAATGCCCGGAGTATGCGATGGCAGAAAAAGCAGGTGAAATTTATTATGACATTGAGGCTAACGTATCCGGCCTGATCCAGGCGCAGCAGCAGGTTAATAAGCGTCTTGACCAAATGGACGCCAAGTTTGAGCAATCGTCACGATCTGCCGGGCGGTTTGAAGGTGCTTTAAATAAAGTTGGCGTTGCCATTGCAGCAGCTTTTACCATTGATGCAGCAAAAAAACTTATCGCTATAGGCGATGAGATGGTCACGCTTCAGGCTCGAGTGGCTCGCCTAAGCCCCAGCATTGATGTAGCCAAAGAAACCTTATCAGCCTTATCTGCCATCGCATCTCAAACAGGGAATAGCCTATCTGAGACCGAAAGGTTATGGGAGTCGTTAACCACAGCATTAAAAGAAACAGGTGCGACGAATTCACAAATTCTCGGCCTTACCTCTACGCTTCAGAAAATAGGTACTATCGGCGGTTCCTCCACAGAGGAAATGGCCAATGCTTTAAGGCAGTTTGGGCAGTCTATTTCCGGCGGTATTGTGCGCGCTGAGGAATTCAACTCCATTCTTGAGCAAATGCCAGAGCTTGCTCGCCAGATTGCTGCTGGTCTTGGAATATCTATAGGCGAACTTCGCAAGCGAATGCTGGAAGGGAAACTAACCGCCCAAGATGCTCTGAATGCCATACAGAAACAGTCGCAATCGGTAAACGAAGAGTTTGATAAAATGCCGGTCAGCATTGATCGCGCAAAGAACAGTCTTGATGTTGCCTTCAAAAATGCCATTAATGACTTAAACCAAGCTATCGGCCTCACATCTACCCTTGCTGGGTTAATGCAAACCGTCGCTGACAACCTTAATTACTACAACAATAATGTCGGCGATTCATCGAGAATGCCGAAACTAATTAAGCTCCAGCAGGATTTAAATAGTGAACTTAAGGACAGTCAGCGTTGGTATGAGTCGGATTCAGTTTTCCAGGCTCGCCGGGCGCAAGCGGCTGTTCAACTTAAGCAGGTTGAAGGCGAAATTGCCCACATAAGAGCGAAGGCGCAAAAAGATGCTGGAAATAATCAATTCAGCGCACCACCAACCAAGGGCGATGACGCCGCCACAAAAAAACTGGTCCAGAACTCGGAGCGCCGGCTTGCGCTAGCCAAACTTGAAGGCGAGGCGCGAGCCAGGCTTCAGGCCCAATATGATGCTGCTGATGCAGGAGTCACCGACCAGAAGCGGATTAAAGCGCTGCAGGATGAGTATGCCGAAACCTATCGCGTAACTGAGGCCAGAAAGGAAAGCAATAAGGTCGGGAAGCAGTCAGAAACGCAGTCTGAATCTATCGCGCAAAAATTAGCAAACCTGAAACAACAGTCCGAACTGGCGGCAGATTCTACTCAGGAATTGAGCCGAGAGCAGGCAATTTTGACAGCCCAGCTTTCGCTCGGCAAGGGCGCCACACAAGAACAAGTAGCTTTGGCCGGTCAGTACGCAGCAACAAAGTGGGATACAGCGAACGCCATCAGGGCTCAGGCTGCGGCTGAAAAACTGCTACCTGAAGCCAGAGAAAATGCATCTTACACGCAGGATGTAAAGGACTTACAGACTGCGCTGGACGCAAAAAAAATCACCCAGCAGCAGTATGACCAAACCAGTGAGCAACTGGAGGCTCAGCACCAGGCCAACCTCGCAAAAATCCGCTCACAACAGGCTGTGACGCCACAGCAGCAGGCCGCCGGAGATGTTGATCCAGTCCAGAATTTGGCTAACCAGCATGCCCAGCAACTTGCATTAATCCAGCAATTTGAGCAGCAAGGTGTTATTGCTCATAATCAGGCCTTGTTGCTGAAAAATGCAGCTGATATGCAATATGAAAAGGCCAGAACTGATGCTCAGTGGGCGCTGTTCACTCAGCAGAGCGTTGGTTATGAGGCTCTGGGTGCTGCGGTCGATGCATTTGGTAGTCAGGCATCCAATGCATTAACGGGCGTGATAACCGGAAGCATGTCGGCTAACGACGCGCTCCGCTCAATCGGCAATACCATTCTGAATGACGTCATCAACACATTCGTACAGATGGGGATGCAGCAAGCTAAATCGGCAATCATGGGCGCAACCGCTCAGAACGCTGCGATCGCCACAACGACCGCGGCGCAGGTCAGCTCTTTGGCAACTACGACCGCAGCCAGTACATCGTCAGCAGCGGCGACGACAGCGGCGTGGACGCCAGCAGCACTTGTTGCGTCGATCGGCTCCTTCGGTGGTGCTGTAGCGATAGGTCTCGGTGCTTTGATAGCCGCTCTTGCTGTTGGCTCTTCGCTTGCCGGTAAGCGCAAAAATGGCGGACCGGTATCTGCCGGCTCAATGTACCAGGTAGGTGAGGGCGGAATGCCTGAAATCTACAAGGCCAGCAATGGCAGCCAGTACATGATCCCCGGGGACAATGGTTCCGTCATCAGCAACAAGGATTTGCGCGGTTCTGGCGGCGGCGGGGCGCTGCAGGGGACCAATAACGTCTACAACTACGCCCGCGGCGTCAATGTCGATACCAGAAGCAGCCAGAACGGAGGCCAAATGGTGACTGATATCATAATCACCGACATTCAGAGCGGGGGGCCGATATCGTCCGAGATGCAAGGCGCCTTCGGCCTCCGCCGACAGGCAAACGGTGACTACTAAACCAACCCGCTTCGGTGGGTTTTTTATTGGAGTAGATAAATGGAAGATAAAAAAATGCTGGCATCCATATCGGTCGACACCAGCGAGGCTCAATCGCAACTTGATAGCCTAATCTCCTTACTTGAGCTTAAATTTGGTTCCCTTCAGTCTGTCCCTGAGCGTATCTACGAGGAAATCCTTGCCGTGGCGAAAGACATCGTTTTTGCTGATAGCCCTTCCGCAGGAGGCACAGGACTCGACATTGTCTATGGTGTGCGGTTCGGCGCTAAATATGAATTGCTCACTGCCGCAATCAGGGCAGGAGAGTTTGACTCTGAATTTCTCTGACATATACCCCATCCTTTCTCTGTGTGAAAAACACACAGTAACAGTGGTACACATTTAGCAACATCCTGATATTCGATCAGTGCCGCAGCCGCGGCTTTTTTTATGCCCGGAGGAAACGTGGCAACAGTTTCATACCCGGATATGCTGCCGCTTCCTCAGCGCGCAGACCAGAACATGACGCAGGATACGGCCTGGCAGACGACGACGCCGGCAGTCGGCCCCGTTATCTTCACGCCGCTAACCACTGACCTGAAATCGACCTGGTCGCTGCAGTGGAAATTCACGCTGCAGCAGGCCGAGCGCTTTAAATCGTGGCTCCGATCGCCGACGTACTGCGACCGTGGCCGTAACTGGTTCCAGATGCGAATTGACCTCGGCGATACGCAGGGAGTGCAATTGCAGACGCTGCACTTTATCAGTATGCCAGTGCAGACCAGCAAAAACGGCAATATCGTCACCTGGACTGCCAACGTCATCTGTAACGGTATTGAGGACATCACTGAGGACTACGACGACTGGATCGTCGAGGCGCCAGAGAACTACGGCTACTGGCTGGATTATCTGGTGACGTCCGTTATGCCGAGGGCCGAATAATGACGACATTGAGAGAATGGAAAGAGCGCAGGCCGGCGAGTGACATCAAACAGACCATCGAGTTTTATCACCCGGCGTTCGGCTATTACCGAGTGGTCAATAAGCTGTTTCGTGAAGCGACGTTCGGCGGGAACGTTTACCAGCCGGCGGCCTTCAGCATTATTGAGCCGAAACAGGATGGCTCGGCAATTATCTCAATGGCGATCACCTTTGAACAAGGCGCGGAAGAGGTCAGGAGCACGCTGAAGAGCTGGAAAGGAGCGGGGCGCATGACCCCCATAATTTGCAAATACCAGCAATGGAATGCGATCGGTGATTCTGATGCACTCAAGACCTGGTCACTGTTTGTGAAGGACATCGGCGCCGATGGCAGCAACGTCACCGTGAACTCTGGCAAGACCAATCCGCTCACGCTGGCTAACCCCATCATTTACACCACGAAAGACTATCCCGGGCTGATTACGGTATGACACAGAGCGACTTTATCTGGCTTGTTAATGGCAAGCCATGGGCTAACCGCGCCTGCACTTTCGACGAGCTGGATTGCTGGGGCCTCGTGGTGTTGTATTACCGGCATGTACTGGGTCTGGAGCTCCACCACGTCGCTGGCTATGAATCAGGATGTGATTTCATCACTTGCTACGAAGAGGAGTTCGACCACTGGCGCCGGGTTCCGGTGCCGGTTTCCGGCTGCCTTGCGGTGTTCTATTACGGCAATCAGCCGGCGCACGTCGGCGTGATGATTAATCCGGGGAAATGCCTTCACTCCCGCGGCGAGTTCGGCTTCGTGAGAATGGATAGCGCAGTCATCCTTCAGAAAATCTATAACAAAGTGGAGTATCTGGTGCATGGTTCGATATGAGCTGCAGCGCCTGCCGGGCGCTCCCAAGCAACGCGGCACAGCCGAGGCGGGGACGCCTCTGGTGAACTTTCTCGATAGCCTTAAGCTGCATAACAATGTCGTGGTTAAGCTCAACGGACGTAAGCTGGCGGATGACTTCGAGCTGGGCTATCGGCTGCGCGCTGGCGATGTCATTGCGATATTTGACCAGCCACAGGGCGGTGGCCTGATAAAGACGCTGCTTAACCCTATTGAGCACCTGAACCCGATCCGGTTCACCAAGAAGGTGCTGGCGGGAATCACCGGGCAGCAGAGCGCCTCGTCACCCTCCATTTCAACCGGCGAGTCCCCGAACAACGACGCAACAGGGCAAACCAACCGGGCGCGGCTTTATAAGGGGCGTCCGAATATTTACGGCCAGTGCCGAGTCTTTCCTGATCTGATTCAGCAGGCGCTGTTTGAGTTTATCGACAACAACAAATACATCACTGAGTGGTTTGAAGTCGGCTACGGGAAATACACGATTTCCTCTGTGCGCTACTCAGAATCAAACCTCGGCAGCCTGGCCGGCGCCAGCTACCAGACGTTTGACCCGGGCGTGACGATCGGGACTATCGATGTCGGGTATCAGTTTGACGACGTCGATAACGAAGAAGTCCCCGGCCTGAACGAGAACGAGGATTTCCCGGCGCAGACTGCGACGACTTCAGCGCCAACGGCGCTGGTGATAGAGAGCAACCAGCTCAAGGCAACGGTGCTCTCGAATGATGACAACTTCACGTACTTCGCTGCGCTGGCCGTTCCGCACCCGGTGACGTTCGTGATTAATGCGACCTGGAACGCCGGCGGCAGCCCGGTAACCCGTAACGTGACCGGCAGCGGGAATATCGTTTATTCGGAAAGCTTCATCGGTACGGACACCCTTTCGTACACCACGTTCTATCTCGGCGATATGACCGGGGAAATCACCACGCTGCCGGCGGACGCAACCATCAACCTGACGCTGTTCACTCTGAACGACCAGACACCGCTGGTGATTGGCCCGTCGGTTTCACCATTGGTGTCTTCTCAGGTATGGGTGCACGTAATGGTCCAGCTCGGTGCAACGGCCGGAACGTCACGCTATCGGATCCGTTTCTGGAAGGTTGACGATAGCAACAACCAGATACCGGGCACTTCCGAGCAGTACGATTATTTCTTCGATAACGACTTTCAGGTGACAACCCGGTATTTCCGCACATCACACAAATATCCCCCGGCTGCCGGCGCCGGTCGGTACGCTGTGACGATTGAGCGCCTGGATAACAGCAACGACGGTAATGTCGTGACGCTGATGGCGATTCATGCGGTCAACACGCGTACCGGCGTAGTTTACCCGGATGACACGATCGCCAAAGTCACCATAAAGGGTCCGAATAACAGCAACAGCAACCGCGAGCAGAAATACAATATGCTCGCCCAGCGCCATACCATCAGTTATGACCGCGCAACCGGTCAGATTGACTATACGCTGCGGCCGAGCCGTTCGTTTGCTGATGCAGCTCTGCACGAGTGGATAGTCATCGGTAAGCAGGACATTTCGAGCATCGATGTCGCGACTCTGTACGCCATTGCTGACTCGATAACCGTTCCGGAACTGAGTTACTTCGATTACACCTTCTCGGATGAAAAGCTTTCCCTTGGCGAGCGAATCAAAACCATCTGCAATGTGGCCCGCGTAGACGGGAACAATATCGGCGATGTGCTGACATTCTGGCGTGATGAGAAAGTGGTGAATCCGGATGCTGTTTTTGCGCGCTCAAACATGTTCTGGGACGAGTATAAGGTCACATGGACTATGTCACTGCCGGGCGGCTATGACGGCGTCACGTTGGATTATGTCGACCCGCTCACCAATAAAAAGTCGTACATCTATCTGCAGATTGACCAGAGCGGCATTGTTGAGGTCGAGGACGCGACCATCAACGCGCTGCAGATCAGCCTTGATGGCTGTCGTAATAAAACGCAGGCGGAGGACCGGGCGTGGCTGGAAGCGCGCCGCATTCTGCTCTCGCGCGTCGGTATGACGGTTAAAGTTCTGGAATCGACGCAGGTTATCCGCGGCGCAGTGGTGCAATGCCCTGATATGTACGACAACAAGCAGCAGAACGGCTATATCACAGCCCGTAGCGGGGATGTGTTCAGTACCTCTGAGCGTATCGACTTCTCTCTCGGCGATATGTGGGTGGTGATGACTGACAGTCTCGGTAATTATCGCGGACGCTGGCGAGCATACCCCGTAACCGGAAGGCCTAAAGCGTTTCAGGCCGCAGCGGATGCGTTCGACCTGAACATTTACGACCGGACGACGGTGCAGAACGCAAGCCGGTACTTCATCGCCACCGATACAGAACTTAATTCCACTATCTGGCGCGTTGAAACAGCCAAACCCAATGGCGACGACACCCAGACATTAACCCTCTCTGAATATTCAGACTCGATTTATCCGTAACGCACAGCAGTAATATCCAACCTTCGCGCACACCGTCAGATTCACCCTGAGGGATTCGTGCGCCTTTTATATAGGGCGACATGCACAATGGCAGAAGTTCCACTCCCAACTCCGACGCAGGTTCCGGTACCAAGTACCGATATCCGCAATGCGGTATTTGCAGGCGCGAAGCTTGATGAAGAGGTAACCGGTACCGGCGAATTCTATACAGATCGCCTTGGTGTGAAACGCCTGACGAATACAGGAAGGAATAATCAGTTCAATGCTGCGCAGCAGGACAGAGCTAACCAGTTTCAGCAGTTCCTCCTTTCATCCGGTTACGTTTTCCTCGGCGACTACGAAGATGGTCCCTTTCAGTTCAGTGCCCGTAACCAGTACATCCGTTATAACAACCAGTATTACCGCCTGAATGCTGCTACAGACGTCGGCTTTACGACCACCGGAACCGATGCAGCCAGCTTTGCGAACGACGTTACTCACTTTGTTCTGATGGATGGTGACACGCTTCGCCAAAATCTGGGTTCAGGCGACGGCGCTAAACTCGTTGGTGGTAT